ACCAGTTTCAACAGCAGACCAAGAAATGTTTGATGCAGCAAAAATAGAACGTTTTGGTTCAGAAAAAGGAAATGTAGGTATACCCGGTTATGGTGCTACTAATCAAGGCACAGTATCACCTACAGATCAAGCTATATTTGACGCAGCTAAAGCAGAACGTTTTGGTTTAGAATCAGGTAACGTTGGTATAGAAGGTTATAAAAATGATGGTAAAGTAAGTGCAGCAGATCAAGCTATGTTTGATAAAGCTAGTAAAGCACGTGGTTTTTCAAATGAAGGTCCTGCTACGAGACAAAGCAATAAGCCTATGTTTGACTTTGAATATAAACCTCATATGCGTCCTGAAGAAAAAATGAATGATGCTAGAAGTTTAAAAGGATTAAGTCCTGATTACGGAAAAATGCCTGGATTTAAACAACCAACAAATGATAAAGGTGAAACTACTGGTAACTATTGGAGTGCAGATGAAAACTCAGATTTTTGGAAAACTGATGCTGGTTATCAAAAAGCTCAAGAAACTTGGGGACAAAACTTACCTACATTTGTTAAAAAACCTCAAAGAAAAGATATAGACATTGCTGCAATTAAAAAGTGGTTTACCCAAAGTAACTGATGACTATTAAATTAATGGATAAAATTTTAAATGGAGTTACAAGAGCAACTCCAGAAGAAGAAAAATTTCTTTTTTCATCACATCCTTATTACGGTGAATCAATAGATGGTAAAGTTTATATTAATGAAGAAAAATTAAAAGCAGAAGGAAGTACAGGTGACTTTATTGGTGATATGTTTTTTGGAGAAGCTTTACATAGTTTAGATAAAACATCCCCAAAGTGGTATAACAAATTAAAAAAAGCAGCAGAAAATGATCCAGCAGTTATGCGTTGGAAAGATGCATCTTATAAACATGATACTCAGTCAATGCCCATAAAAGGTGAATCAAGAACTAAAAAAGATTGGTGGAAAGCAAGTAGATTTGACCAAGTAGTGGGTGGATATTTATTAGGTGGAGAAGATGCAAATGTTCACACAATGAGAGATTGGAATAAAGATTATGAAGGATTTGGTACAGGATTTAGAAAAGAACTAGAAGCTTTTAGAGAAGAATTAGAAATAACCCCAAAATTTAAAAATATTAAATTATGGAAACAAATTAATAATAGATAATGGATATTAAATTTAAACGTTGCACAATAATGCATAAAGGTAATGCTTTTTTGTATTATGTTTATGATAAAGCTTTACCTGGTTACTTTATTACTAGCGTAGCTATTTCAGATTCTGTCAAAGACAAAAGACATTTTATGGAAATATATGAATATTTTTGTACAGAAATAGTAAGAGATAAAGATATATACTGTGTATTGTTCCCAAACACTGTAAGTCTATTTAGTAAGTATATGGATACAACATTAGAGTATCAAGGTAAAACATTACATAAAGTTAAAAAATATAAAGATATCCGCATAATGCAGTATTATGTAGCACAACAACTTAAGGAACAAGCACATGGCTGAAAAACAACATGATTTAGATTTAGATTTAAGTGGACCAGATAAGTTAACGGATTGGAAAAATCCTCCTGACTTATTAGAGCTTAAAGCAGACTACGATGAAGCTCAGTCATCACATACAGCACATGTAATGGATGTTGATAATTGGATAAGTGCTTTAAAAGGTGAACAAACTATAGCTCCTAAAAGTGGTAGGTCTAAGATTGTACCTAAACTAATTCGTAAACAAGCAGAATGGCGCTATGCTGCATTGAGTGAGCCGTTCTTGTCTACTGATGATTTGTTTAATACAGCCCCTATGACTTTTGAAGACAAAGAGTCTGCTATACAAAATGGATTGTTATTAAATTATCAGATTAATTGTAAGATTGATAAAACAGCTTTTATTGATGAATACATTCGTACTGCTGTAGATGAAGGTACTGTTATAGTTAAAGTAGGTTGGGAATACAAAGATGAAATTGAGGAGATTGAAGTTCCTGATTTTGAATTTCAACCCTCTCCTGAAGCAGGTCAGATGCACGAACAGTTACATCAAATGATGGAACAAGACCCTGAAAAATTTCAAGCTGAGACTCCTCCAGAGATACAAGAAGCTCATCAGATAACTATGGAAACAGGAACTCCAGTGATGCCTATGCAAATTGGTACTCATACAGAAGAACGTACTAAAGTACTTAGGAATCAACCTGAATTAGAAGTATGTGATTACAACAACATTATTATTGACCCTACATGTTTAGGTGATTTAGATAAAGCTAACTTTGTAATATACAGTTTTGAAACATCAATGGCTGAGCTTAAGAGAGATGGTAGATACACAAACTTAAAGCATGTAATTCTTGAGAATGCTGCACCATTAGCACAACCAGACCATAACTTAGAAGATGAGACTAACTTTAAATTTAAAGATGACCCTCGTAAAAAGATTATTGTTTATGAATACTGGGGTTACTGGGATATTAATGATACTGGTGAAGTAGAGCCGTTTATAGCTACATGGGTAGGTGATGTATTAATTAGAATGGAAGCTAACCCGTTTCCTGATAAAAAGCTACCATTTGTATCAGTTCAGTATTTACCAGTGCGTAAGCACATCTATGGTGAACCAGATGGTGCATTACTAGAAGACAACCAAAAGATTATTGGTGCTGTAACACGAGGTATGATTGATATTATTGGTAGGTCTGCTAATGGACAGATGGGTATCCGTAAAGATGCTTTAGATGTTACCAATGCACGTAAGTTTGAACAAGGTGCCGATTATAAGTTTAATTCTAATGTAGACCCTAGACAAGCTTTTCATATGGACGTATATCCTGAAATACCTCAAAGTGCTTTGAATATGCTTAATCTTCAAAATAACGAAGCTGAATCATTAACAGGTGTTAAAGCATTTAATAGTGGTATTAGTGGAGCAGCCTTGGGTAACACAGCCACAGGTATTAGAAGTGCATTAGATGCAGCTTCTAAACGTGAGCTAGGAATACTTAGAAGATTAGCTGATGGTATTAATCAAATAGGTCGTAAGATTATATCTATGAACTCTGAGTTCTTATCTGACCAAGAGATTATAAGAGTAACTAACGAAGAGTTTGTTGCTATTAATAGGGAAGACTTAGGTGGCATGTATGATATTAAACTAAACATTTCTACTGCTGAGGCAGATAACGAGAAGGCTCAAGAGCTATCGTTCATGTTACAAACTATGGGTAACAATATGGATCCATCTATGTCACAAATTATATTATCTGACATAGCTAGATTACGTAAGATGCCTGAATTATCTAAACAAATTAAAGAATATCAACCACAACCTAATCCAATGGCTGAACAAAGAGCACAGATGGAAATGCAACTATTGCAAGCTCAGATTGCTAATGAAACTGCTAAAGCACAAGAAAACACAGTTGATGTTGAATACAAGAAGGCTAAGACTCAAACAGAAATGTCTAAGTCTAGAAATATAAACAGTAAGTCTGATTTAGAAGACTTAAACTTTGTAGAACAAGAGTCTGGAGTTGGCAGACAACATGAAGAAAACATGAAAGGAATGGACCAACAAAATAACATGGATAGTAAGTTTGCAGACGCAATTATTAATGAATCTGCATAAAATGGAAGGTAACGTTAGAAAAAATCGTGATATAATCGCGAAAATGGATAGGTTATATGAAAAAATAATTTATCTAAAAAGTAGAAAAGATTTGTTATTTAAAATATTAACAATACTTTGTTTTTATCTCAATAAGAGGACACACGATGAGCACAGACCAAGAGTTACAAGACTTAGAAGATAGTATGAATGATGCTAAGCATTTCATTGATATTAAAGACAGTACTATAAAACTATTCAAAAATAAAGAGTTTAAAAAGGTAGTAGTTGATTATTACTTTAAAGAAGAAGCAGCTAGGTTAGTTATGGCAAAAGCTAGTTCTTTAACCACCGAACAACAAACCTTAATTGACAATATGATTTATGGTATTGGTGCATTAAGTAACTTTTTTGATAGCGTACTTACTAGAGGTATGCAAGCAGAACAAGCGTTAAGAGAAGATGAAGACGCTAGAACTGAAATTCTACAGGAGGACTTAAGCTAATGGCTGAAGTAAATAGTCCCCTAGGAATGGATGACGAAGAATTCCTAAAACAAGATTTAAGTGAACTTGAAGCTGCATTGATAGAACAAGAAGAAGCTCAAGAATTTACTGACCAAATTGATACTTCTAAAGAAGAGCAAACTTCTGAAGAAGTAACAAGTGAAGATTCGGAGGAAACTGATGATGAGGTTGACCCTTATGATAAGACTGAAGAATCTGAAAGTAACGATGAAGAATCTGAAGAAGAGATATTAGAAGATGAAGTAGCTGACCTGGAAGAGGATACTCAACCAGAAGCCGAAACATTAGAAGATGCTGAAGACACAGAGTCTGACGATACAGATGTGACTGATGATACCGAAACAGCTAAGAAAGAGGATACTCAAGAAAAAGCTGGAATAGATTTTGAAGAAGCATATAAACGGATAATGTCACCGTTTAAAGCTAGTAAGAGGATGATGCAAGTTAATAACATTGACGATGCTATATCCCTAATGCAAAAAGGTGCTGACTATCATAGTAAGATGAAGACTCTAAGTCCAAATCTGAAGATGGTGAGTATGTTAGAGAAAGAAGGTTTGTTAAACCAAGATAA